TCCGGGCCATTCCTTTTCCGCGACTATCTGCCGGATGCAATGGGCGTGGTAGTCGGTCTCAGGCGGGCCGGTTTCATCAAGAAAGTCGGCTTCCGCCGGGAGCGGGGCCTCCGGTTGGTAAGCTGGGAGATGACGGACGAGGGGAGGAGGAAGCTATGAGTCAGGAGGAAGTGTTTTCCTGGCTTGAGGCCCACCCCGGCTGGCATAGGACGGCGAAGATCAGAGAGGCGGTCGGGAAAGAAGCAACGTCCGTGCGTGGAGCACTTGTCGCTCTGGAAAAGCACGGCGAAATCAAGATGAGGCTTTTGGGAAAAAGCCCGAAAGCCGGTTTGGAGTGGTCGGTTTGACAGAAAAGAAGACTAAGAAAACCGGCTGGCCCAAATCCCGGTTGGCCCATTCGAACGAGGGGCGAGTAGGGCAAGCCTGGAAGCCTGGGAAGGTCTTGAAAGAGGGGGTGGACGTATTCGGCAACAAGAAGAAGTTTCTGGTGGAGGAGGGCCATTTCAAGTGTCCATGCGGGTCCATTGTCCGCGTTGACAAGAACGGCTTCGCTGCATGTGAATCGTGCGGGCATATCTATAATGAGGCCCCGATCAGAGGCACCGAGTACCATATGTCCAAAGCCAAGAAGAAGAAGGCTATGAGGGAGTTCGTCAATGGCCTGGTGGATAGAAAAATATAAATAGCATTGGCCTTATAAAGGCCTTTGGACGGCAGTTCCCGTCTTTCTTTTGCGTAAGCTTTCGCACTGTGATCATAATGACTCTTATTTCTAAACGCAAAAAGCCGTATCGGAAGGCGGCCATCTATCCAAATTTCCCATTTCTCTATGACTCTGAGCCCGACGAGGTCCGGAGATTCCATAAGCACGAGGCGACATGGCCGACAGAGTGATTGATTTGGACCTCTGGGAAGAAGGCAACGCCGAACGGCTCCCAGCAATCACGGTCACCCCAAGCGGCCTCAGGATCGAGGGCAGCATAGCAGAGTTCGACCGGATGATCCTGATATTAGGTGAGTGGCTGAAACCGTGATCGGCGACCATTTCGTTGAGTTCGACCAATTGGTTGATTATTCGTGAACATCCCGCCTGTGATACGAGGGGCATGCTCTGAATTGAGGCTACAGTGCGCCGGGGTTCTCCCTCCCTCCTTCCCCGGCATGATAATAATGACAAGGATTGATGATATGTGCAACCCAACGAGCCCCCTGGGGGGTTGAGCAAGAAAAAGAAAGCGAGCGGCAAACCGCGTGCTATTAAAAAACGTCCCCAATATATAAAACTCAAAAATCCTTCGGATGTAATGGCGTATGTCCAACGGCTCGTGAACCGACTTCGGGAAAATAACCAAGAGATCGAGCAGTTGGGGAAGATCACGAACCTCCTGAACACCTGGATTGCTGCCCACAAGGATCACGTGGAAACCGAGGAGCTGCGAAAGCTCCGGGCTGAATTGGATGAGTTCAAAGAGAAGATGGCAGAACGATGAACGTCTATTCTCTGCAGAAAGCATTCAAGCAGATCAAACGAGCCTCTGCGACGCCTCAAGTCATAGCAACTTTGCCTGATAGAAAGGTTGAGATAGAGCCATCGGAACTATTATCATACTTCTTGGAGGCCATTACACAGGGCGACATCCCGAAGGACCATAAGCTCTATCCCATATTCAGAGATGCCGAAGAAGACAAAGACCAAGGCCAAATTTTCTCTTGCCTCCGGAAGCTTGCCCAGGGCATCGAGCCCTCGATAGAGGAAGGCGATCTTTTCTTGCCCAGGGGCAAGCAGGCCCAAAGCATCCTGGAGAGCAACGACAGGCTCAATCTGTGGTACGGCTCCATCCGGTCCAGCAAGACTATCATGAGTCTGATCAAGTGGCTCGATAGATGCTGCAACGGCCCGCCTGGTAGAAGGATGATGGTCGGGAATACCTCTGAGACACTTGAGCTCAATTGCATCGAGCCTTTGAAGGACTTGCTACCGGCTGCTATCCGGCATACCACGGGCTGGCGGCATTGTTTCATCTTTGGGCGGAAGGTAGTGCTCCGGGGGGCAAATGACGTTGGTCAGGAGAAGAAGTTCCGAGGCCCGACGCTCATAGATGCCTATGGGGACGAGATCACCACCTGGGCGAAGAGCGTTTTCAAGATGCTGCTCACCAGGCTTTCCCGGCCGGGCTCGTGGTTTGGGGGGACGACAAACCCGGACCAGCCTCTCCACTGGCTGAATGTAGACTACATCGAGCGGGTCAATGAGCTCCGGCTCAAGCTCTGGCATTTCGTGCTAGATGACAATCCAGGGCTTACAGATGAATACAAAGCAGATCTCGTCAAGGAAAACCCTCCCGGCACGGTCTATTATCTCAGGTTCATCCTGGGACTATGGGTAGCGGCGGAAGGACAGATCTACAAGACCTTTGACCGAGCCAAACATATTATCTCGAATCTGCCCAAAAACTGGAGTCAGCTTATTGTGGCGTTGATTATGGCTCTGAGAATCCTACCGTCTTCCTCATGCTAGGTATGGCGGCGGACGGTCCGCATGTTGGAAAGTGGATTGTCTGGAGAGAATATTATTATTCTGAGAAGAAAAAAGTAGACACGGATTTCTCAGAAGATATGAAGGTCTTTCTGAGGCGTGGTGACAAGGATCTCTGGTACCCCAGCTCGATAGAAATCGATCCTTCAGCAGCCACCTTCAAAAAACAATTGAGGAAAGATGGTTTCACTTCCATCAAGGATGCTGACAATTCGGTGCTCGACGGCATCCGCAATGTGGCATCCGCCTTAACCGCTGGGAAACTGCTAATCCATGAATCCTGCAAGCATCTGATCTCCGAGCTTCAAAACTATGTTTGGGACGACAAAGCACGAGAACGGGGGCTCGAGGCGCCTCTAAAGCAAAACGATCATGCTCCAGACGCCCTCCGGTACGCATGCAGACGATTATTCTCAAAGGGAATTCAATGATCACTCCTGATAATCTACAATCCCACTTCCTGCGCGGCAAGCCCTGGCCGCCCGAGGAAGACGTAGGCCCAGGCAGAAGGCTCACCATCTATGAGGAAAACCTGAAGCTGTGGAACCGCAAGCATGATGAGGTCTACACGGTGCTGCGAAACCTGTATGCTGACAGAGAAAAAGATTTTAACAAAGTTATTTTCATCCTGAACTTTCACAAGCAGCTCTCCACCCTCTGGGCCGATCTCCTCCTCACCGAGAAGCCCGCGATGAAAGCGGGGCCCGAGTCCAGGGACTCCACCGGGAATGTCATAGTTCCTGCCGAGCAAACATATCTCGATTCGCTCATCCCCCGGCTCTCTCTGTGGCTGAAGGCCTACGCCGCCAGGATCGATATGAGCCGATATGGGGTTGGCGTGGCGAAGGTCTATGCTGATGAAGGGCAACCAGCGAAACTTCAGATCGTGGCCCCTAAGAACTGGTGGCCGGTGGTAGGACCAGACGGCGACGCCCTAGGGCACATCATCGCTTGGTCACAGGATCAGAAAGTCCTCAACGTGGAGATCCATAGTGCCGGATTCATTCAGAGCAGCAAGTTCTATCTCTCTGAAGGCAGAATCAACTCCGATCCGTTCGATATCCAGGAGGTTGAAACCGGCTACGATAAGCCCCTCGTCTTCACGTTCCTGAATGCCATCACTTCAGATGATATTTTCGGAACCGATGATTACCAGGACATCGACCCGATAGTGAAGCGGCTGGAGATCACATTCACTCGCTCGGGCCGTACTCTGGACGCCCACAGCGAGCCCGCTTTTGCGGTTCCTGAAGATGCTCTTGGCCCGAAAGATCCCGTCACGGGCGAACGCAAGTACAATGCCAAGCGCCGCATCTTCCCAATGAGTGAAGACGACAAGATGGTCCCTCAGTACATCACCTGGGACGGGCAGCTCGTTTCATCTTTTACTCTGATTGACAAGGCATTTGACGCCCTGTTCCTCGTATCTGAGACATGCAAAGCCATTTTCTTCCCGGAGTCGCTGGGAACCGCCCCATCTGGTGCGGCCCTAAGACGTGCGTATCAGAGGCCTCTCAAGAAAAGCGAACGGTGCAAGCTACCATTCGATCCAGCTTTCAAGCAGATACTCGAAGCTATTTCGGTATTGGATGTTAAGAATAAGGTACCTGGCGCGGTTCTGCTCAAGGACATCCAGATAACCTGGAAAGATGGCCTGCCTGATGATGAGCTGGAAGAGACTCAGATCGCCATGAACAAGCGCGCCGCCGGCTGGTCAACGAAAGCCATTCTGGAGGAGGCGGGCTATTCAGAGGATGAAGCGAACCAGATAGCGCAGGATGCCGCCGGGCAAGTCCTGTAAATTTTCTTTTCACAGTGCGCAGCGCCTATAGGCCCCGCACTTTCCTACTATGACAGAAGATCCCACTAAGAAGACTCCCGAGGCAGATCCTACCAAGGACCCCAACGGAGGCGGCGCAGGTCCCTACAAGGTCTTTCAGACTGAGCAGCAGTACCAGGCCGCATTGAATCGCAAGCTGGCAAACTATGTCCCTAAGACAGAGCTAGATAGCGCTCTGCAGAGAGCCGCTGCACTTGAAAACTCCCTTGGAACTGTCCAACAAGAGATTCAGGGACTCAAGACCAAGCTCTCAAGCTACGAGATCGGAGACCTTCGGCAGAAGGTTGGCAAAGAAGCTGGCCTCCCTGCGGATTGGATCGAGGAGCTGAAAGGCACGGACGAAGCGAGCCTGAAGGCGCACGCCGAAGCCTTGCGAAAGAAGCTGGGGATCAAGCATAACGCTGGCAATCCCGTGCCGCCACTGACGCCCGGAACACCGGCGACAGAAAACGATGAGATGAACGCCGCCCTGCGAGCCCTCGCTGGCGTGGGCGAAACATCCGGAAGATGTTTTTATGGGAACTTACGACGAAATTTTGGCCCGATCCGGGCTGACAACCAACGGATTCATCCAGACCAAGTACGTGCCTGGCGTAATCCAGGAGGCCGTCTCACAATCTATATGCATGCGCCTCATGAGAAGAGAACCGAACATGAGCACCAAGACCGAGAGCAGGCCCGTTATGTCTCTGTTTCCGGAAGCCTATTGGGTAGATACCGAGGCGGGAGATGGCACCAGCCCGGAGGCCGCAGGCGGGCTCCTGGAGACCGCAACCCAACAGTGGACTAACGCCACTATCACAGCGGCAAAAATGGGCGTTGTAGTGCCGATCCCGAAGGACACTATCGCAGATCTTGCTGAAGGATATGACCTGTGGGGAGAGATCAAGCCGAGACTAGGCGAATCCATTGCGCGCAAGTTCGACCAAGCCGTCATCCACGGAACTGCAAAGCCCACTGCTTTCCCCAATGCCATCATGACCGATGTAGCCTCCAAGAGCCTCACGGTCACCCACAAGGCTACCGCGACCATGAAGGATTACTATGACGAGATCCTGGGAGAAGGAGGCCTCTTCAGCCTGGTAGAAGGCAAGCGATACAATATAGACGGCATTGTTGCCGATCTTAGCATGAAGGCCGGAATGCGGGGAGTAAGGTCCACCGACGGCATCCCGTTGTGGTCATCCCAAGCCGGGCAGGTCGCTCCTAGCTATTCGCTGGCTGGTGTGAATGTAGACTTTCCCGAGAACGACTGTCTCGATCCCACCGTAGCTCTCATGATTGCCGGCAACTGGAAGAAAGCCTTCTATGCATGGAGGCAAGATATCCAGCTCAGCATGTCCGATACCGCAATGGTCACGGATGCCTCTGGCGCGGTGAAGCTCAATGCCTTCCAGCAGGACGTTGTTCTCCTGAAGGCTACCTGCAGAATAGGCTGGTGCTGCCCGATCCCCGCGGACATCAAGGGCACGGCAAATAGGTATCCCTTCGCAGCTCTCCTTCCGGAGGCTTAGGATGAGGAAATGTCTCATCCTTTTTACCATCTGCCTATTGCTGGTGGCCATGGCTAGTGCCGATTGGTACCCCAAGAAGATTGACCAGGGAACTCTCCTGCAGACGGACACTGGGGCGAACAATATTGAAGGCCTGGTTTCCATCCAGACCATCCCCGCAGCCGAAACCAGCGATGTAGACCAGATCTGCAACGACGTCTCGCTGAACTCAACTACCAAACTACTCATCAATTCTACCGGAGTCGGATCTTCAAATTTCATGGATGATCCCGACGTGCCCAGGTGCATCATTGTAACCCCCTCCGATGTAGTCACAACTGCGATCAAATTCACTGGCTTGGACATATCTGGCGCGGTGATCACCGAAAACCTGACCTTCTCAGCATCCTCCACCGCCCAGACCACCACCAAGGCATTCAAGAACGTCACTAGGATCGATGCCACGACCACCGGGACGACAAGGACGGCAGATATCGGCGTGTCTGACAAGCTCGGTCTAAACACCAAGCTGGCCACCAACACAGTGCTGCTGGCGGCACTCGATAATACTAAGGAGGGCACGGCACCAGCGGTCACGGTATCGTCTACTGTGCTGGCTCAGAATACTATCGATACTTCTGGCGCGCCTGCTGGAAAGGTCACAAAAGTCTGGTTTGTAGTATAGGAGGTTCTAATGTCCGTCTTCGGGGAAACAGACGCTCCAGCATCAACTACTGAGCTGGAGACTACCGAGGCACGCAGCATGATATCGTTGCTCAAGGCGCTCAAGAACCAGAACATCAGCGGGGATGCCGTGATGCAGTCCAAGGTCGATGACATGACTGCTCTTCTCGAAATAATCGCCGAAGAGCTCGACACCCCATGAGCTAGGAGGCACGAATGGCAACAGGATCGTATCATTGCCCAGTGTGCGGAATTGGTTTTGAGACAAGTATCCTGGTGGGGGCAGATGTCGTCTGCCCCAATGGGCATACACTGCCTTATGATGTCGATCCGGGTGAAGATGCTTCAACTTGTGATTGCCCTATATGCCAAAAAAGGTTCAGTGTCGATCTTGTTCTAGGGCTGCCTGATTGCGATGAAGCAGACGAATCGGCTTGGGCTGAATATTATAATGAATCTGAAGATGGTGATTTTATGACATTCCTAAACCGCCTCCCCGGGAGGCAAGATGCCTATTACAATCGTAATAGGATGTGGAAAAACAAGGGCAGCAGCACGGCAGCCGACCGGAGAACGCTCGTATCCCCCAGCCACCTGATCGTGAATGTCGGTGGAGCTGGGAACCACTCATATGAGCTGGCTACAGCCGTCGAGCTGGACCTGGACACTGCCGCCAATTGGGACGATTCGCAGTATGCTACCCCCGCCAATCGTGCCGGCAAGGACTTCTATGTCTATGCCTGCGTCCCCGTGAGAGGTTATGTGCCTGTAATCATCCTTAGCGCTGCAACCACCTACCCGGCTGGATACACCGCAGACAATAGCCGCAAGATAGGCGGGTTCCACTGCGAATGTGCGGATGTGGGCACAATCTCCGGCCACCCCCTCACAGGCTACCTAGCTGGGGATATCATCCCTCGGTCTTGCTGGGACCTTTCCCATAGGTCAGCTGGCGCCCAGGCCGGTATGGTCTGGGCCGGAAAGACAGACTTCGATTCCCTCGCAGGCCCCAAGATTTGGGTCGCCCTCTATCTGGCATCGGGCACCGGATCAAGCACGGCTTCCGCCAACGGGGCCACGATCTCAGATACACGAGACTGGATGAGTTTCGTGGACGACTTCGCCGCGATCGGCTGCCGGATGCTGGAAGATGATGAGTTTCAGGCCATAGCAGCGGGCTCGAATGAAGAGACGAACATTGCCGGATCTGCCGATCCCGTCACCACCGGCGGCCATCTCGACACGGCCAGCCGGAGGATGATCAGCAACATTGGCTGCGAGGACTGCTGCGGCGCAATGAACCAATGGCTCAGGACTCAAAGCTATCGGTTCGACGGAGCAGCAAACCATACCCACCAGGTAGTGGTGTCGGGCGATCCGGAAACTGTGACTTCTGGCAACCCATCTGGAGATGTCGCTCCGGCACTCGGCTATTACGATCTGCCCGGAGCGAAGGGCAGCATCTACAAGCAAGGAACTTACGGCGATGTAAAGCTGTGTGCGGGCGGCCTTTGGGCGGCTGCGGCTGGTGCGGGTTCGCGGTATCGGAATGCGACTTCTTGGCGGTGGAATTCGTATACGAATCTCGGCGGCCGGTTCGGCGCGGAGCCTGCCTAGTCGGAAGTCGAGAATTATGGTAACAACATCTGTTACGGGTTGGGCGAGTTAAGCTGTATGCAGGCGGAAATTGGACGAATGCAGCTAATGCAGGTTCGCAGTATCAGAATGCGAATTATTGGCAGTGGAATTCGAATACGAATCTCAGCAGCCAGTTCAGCACGGATCCAGGAAAACGCGGAGAGCAACTCCTGGCTGGACTCGCTAACCTTGTCTTAGAATAGGCAAAACACACAACGGAGGAGATTGGCAGCTAGTACCTGGCGGGAACGTTGCCTATCTCAAAAATCAACATGAAACGTCACGGCTGCCTTTTCGAGAAGATAATTGAGCTAGATAACATCTTTCTAGCCTACCGAAAGGCCCGAAAAGGCAAGAGCTGGCAGAATACTATCAGCCGGTTCGATGATGATCTGGATGAGAACATTTTCAATATCAGGGACGCTCTGATTGAAAAGACCTTCACCACATCTCCGTACACGGAGAAGATGATCTACGAACCGAAGCAGAGGATCATCTACAAGCTGCCTTTCAATCCTGACAGAGTGGTCCAACATGCCTTGATGAACGTCCTTGAGCCAGTTTGGAGCGGCCTGTTCATCCATGACTCGTATGCTTGCCGGACCGGAAAGGGGATTCATGCCGCAAGTCGAAGGACTATGGACTTCATAAGAGCGGCTGGTCCTGGGGCCTGCTGCCTGAAAATGGATATCTCGAAGTTCTATCCATCGATAGACCACGACATCCTCTTTGGGATTGTCAGGAGAAAAATCAAGTGCTCAGACACTCTCTGGCTGCTGGAGGACATCATCTACAGCATTCCAGGAGGCAAGAACGTGCCCATCGGGAACTACACAAGCCAATGGCTGGGCAACCTCTACATGAACGAGTTAGACCTGTTCCTGAAGCACGAAATGAAAATCAGGCACTATATCCGGTATTGCGATGACTTCATTCTGCTCCACCAGGACAAGAGATTCCTTCACCAAATGGCAGAAGAGATAGAGCGTTTCCTGGCAGAATGGCTCTCTCTGACCCTCAGCAAGAATGACATATTTCCAGTTCGCCAGGGCATAGATTTCTTGGGATACCGCCATTTTCCTGACCACATCCTTGTCCGGAAGTCCACAGCCAAGCGGATTAAGCGCAGGATGAGATCTCTTCCCGGCCAGCTTGCCAGAGGCGAAATCACGCCAGATCAATATCGATCTTCGATGGCCTCGACAGAGGGCTGGCTCATGTGGGCGAATAGCCACAACTTCAAGCAATCTCTGGGGCTTGCCAATGCCTGAGCGGTTCGGAGACTTCGCCGACGAAGAAACATTCGAAGGAGAGAAGCTCCGGCTCGACGAGGTCCTGAACAAAGAAATCCTGGTTACTGGATATAAAATCAAGGACAGCCACCAGAAGAAAGGCACACAATATCTCACGATTCACTTCGAGCTTGAAGGCAAGCAGCACATCACTTTTACAGGCTCGATCGTGCTGATGAACCAGCTGAAGAAATATGAATCGCATCTGCCATTTCTATCAATTATAAAGAAAATAAATAGGCACTACACGTTTTCATGAGGTGACACGATGAGAGGATACCCCAAAGGCCCGCTCACCAAGCGGGATTACGAGAATCTGTTGGCCATGCCGGAACACGCCGAGAAAGCAAAGGCCGATCTGGCCCGGCTTGCGGAGACAGACGACAGCAAGACCACCGTCGACCAGGGCACGGAGAAATCACCGAAGCTAGTGGAAATTGACAACCCTATGCCGGCCTGGAAGCGAGCGGGGTTCAAAGACACATCAGAGCTGGTTGCTCTGGCAGACGTGAAGCCTGAATTGATCGAAAAGGCATGATTTCATGAGAGTGACCGATGTGGACTGACGGGCCATGTTCCGGGGATGGGACCGGGCGATGTCCTTTTCGTCCGGTTGGTGGCCGATGAAGTTCTAGCCGAAGGACAGCGAAGAAGAATAGTAATCAGGAGGGACGATGGCAAACGTTGAAATATTTCAGTGGGGCACTCAGACAATGGCCTGGGCGGGAGACCAAGGGTGCTCATGCTCGGGGCAGAAGACAGCGCTGCAATCCGGATCTAAGTTTGAAGAGAGATGATTTCATGAAAAAGATTGATCCTACAAAGATCTGGTGGTTAATTTGACATCCGATAATACTTTAGAATCAATGAAAGGACCGATAGTTGTCGTGTCCCTCATCATCGTTTTTGGATTGGCCATAACATTTGGCCAGAACATGTCTGATGCGGACAAGCTGGTGGGCTTCGTGATCACCGGTTTGGCAGCGGTTGGATACATTTCCACTCACCAAGTGAAGGCTCTGCTGGCTGCACAGGGGACTATTCAGCCCATCATATCTGAGGTGGTGGCAGACATCCAGGGCATGGAGCCCGAAGCCCGAGTAATAGTAGCGAAACTTGAACAGGGGAAAGCCCCGACCGCCCAGGAGATTGCAGACCTCTACCCGGACATCGAGGAGCTCATCGGCGATCTTCAGAAGCTAGCCCCTGTAACGCAATCGGCAATATCAGATGTTGAGGAGGCTGAATGAGATGGACTATCTGACCATAATCTTCGGCCTGATCCTGGTGGCGGCAATATCGATGGCCATTCTCATCGTTTACATCAAGCGGAACATCGAGAACGCCATGATAGGGGCCATTGCCAAGATCGAAGCAGTGGCGGACTTCCTGGAAGAATCGGACGAGATCGAGCCGCCCGAGGCAAAGGCGAAGAGATTCGTCGACCTATCGGAAGACCAGATACTACTTGATCTCAAGGTCGGGGGAAAAATGCGATTGGCGTCAATGGGAATCGCAGGCGTAAAAGCTCAACTGGAATCAGCAGCGTACATGCTCGGATACAACAAAGGGGGCTAGGCCATTAGGAAAATGATAGTTTGCTGGAGGCTGGCTTTTTTCGGTGCTCTGATCATATCGGCGCTCGCTATGGCCGGAATGGTCGTATCTGTGGGCTACCTGAATGACAGTAACGCCAGCGTTTCAGAGCTCGATATATCGGGCACCGGCGCTATGAGGGTCCAGAACTATGGAGACCACTACAGGGACGACTCGGGCGTAACTGACGGAAAATATGTGTACAGCATGGACAGGACTTGGGAGGGCGGAAACGAGACAGTTCAAAAGAGTTTCGTACTAACCAGCTCAAAGGGCGGGACCCTGCTGGATCGTGACATCGAGATGATATCAGGTGCCGGGAACAAGAGAATATACCGGACCACGAATATTGAGGGAGACTTCGAGGCAGGATCCGAGACCACGTTCACAATCACACCAGCAGGCGTCGAGTCTTCTGAATCTACGGTCACGCTCGATGTGGCAAACGGAACTGCCAGGCTCGATATAAGAGTGATGAACCTGACCAATCACGGCCCCGCGACTATTCTCGATCTGCAGGCGGTGGGCAATTTCACCATGAGGAGCTATTACAACCTTTCCTATGAGGAGCAGGTGAAAGTGCTCGAAGACCCGCTGGCATTCTGTTTCGCCCTAGACCGGGATAACATCCGGGATACCACCGTGCCCGACTCTCTGTATTTCCTGCCGCCGGGCTACGAGATGGTGGACGGCAAGATCATCCGGAGCTTGAACATTCCCACGATCGAGCCTGCCCCCGAGACTGTCCCGGTGAACGAGACCGAACCTGAAACCGTAGCACCAGCAGCCCGAAAAGAACGGGCTGCAGCCAAATCTTCTTGGGGAGATTGAAAATGGATTTTGCTGATGCATTTAGAGCGCTTAAGAATGGCGCATGTGTCCGAAATGGGCATTGGAATGGGAGAGACATGTATATTTGTCTCCAAGTACCGGACAGTATGTCTAAAATGGGCGCACCTTACATCTATCTATGCATGCCGGATTCTCATCCAGATTATCCGCATGTGATGGTGCCGTGGACCCCATCACAGTTAGACTTGATGTCTGAACAATGGGAAATTGTTTAAGTGTGGTTTTTTATGATGAAAAATATATTCATACTGATTGCACTTTTCGCAATCATCGGTATAGCCAGCTCTGCGGAGCTGAAAAACACCGTTACCGCGTCTGCAGTGGACGGATCTGGAGCAAACGTCAGCAGCAGCGCGGATGCTGCGATCGTGATCAACGAGACCGCATCAGGCATACTCCTGAAGGATGTCGAGAAGAAGGCCTACAAGCCCGGAGAGGTGGCCAATTACACATTCAGACTGTCCAACACTGGAACTGCTAAGCTTACTGGCATCAAGGTAGTTGACGATCTGCTAGGCCCCATTGCCATGAGCACTTCTGAGGTAGGGCCTGGAGAGTTTGCTGAGGGGACCGCCCAGATGAAGGTGACGGAGGATATGCTACCCGGCCCGGTGATCAACTATGCAGTGGCCACGATGCAAGGAGCTGGTCAGACCATCACCCTCAATGCCAGCGCCGTATTCGAGATCGAGGCCATCCCGGAGATCCTGATCACCAAGCTAACTGATGTAAGCTCTGCTGATATTGGAAAAGAGGTAGTATATAC